CCATCTTAGATTCCTTAAAAAATTACATCATGCCAGGAACCGCTGGCGCGGTTGCCATCGCCTTGCCTTCTGGCGATTGACCACCAGCTTGCGGAAGCGATTGTAACATTTGCAAGATTTCAGATTGTTTAAGTTCCTCTGCGCTGTCTTTGCGCTTGCCTACAACAGACATGAGCGCTTTCATTGCCGCTATAACCATCTTTCCTTCTTTGGAATTGGCTCCAATACCAGGCAACGAACGTTTAATAAGATCAACCGCCAAACTTATATCAACCATTGAGCCTTCTTTTGAACCCATTGCAGGTTCAGGCGTTGACATAGGTGCAGACATGGGAGGTGTTTCAGAGCCACTCATGCCCTCTTCTTCACCCTCACCTTCATCTTCCGATTCCTCACCATCAGTCTTAACTTCAACCTCAACCTTTGGTTTCTTCTGCTGAGTTTCCATCAGCTTCATCAATTCTTCAGAAGGAACGCCCATATCGACCTCGATAAAAATTTGCAATAGGAATAACCAAATTGATAGCTTTTGTCAAGTTATCTACGACATTTTCTTCCACGTTTTGCACTCTTGTTCATTTTGCAACTCCTTATCGTGACATTCTTCCAGAAAAACTACGGTTTTCAGTTCGGGGTGTATAGGATCGAACTGTGCTGACTTTATATTGCAGACTTGCTGGCTGGTCTCCGCGCTGCAAGTTTTCCGTTGTTACCCTTGGCTGGTCTGCTTTAGGGCTTACTATGCCTGGATTGTTCATGCTGCCTCCGCTATTTGAGGTGGTTCTGCTGGCGGCTGACCGCCTTGAGGTTTTGGCTGTGCTTGTTGCTGCATTTGCATCAATTGAGCCGCCTCCTGTTTTTGCTCCATCACCTTTAGTTTCTCTTTTAACAATTGTTTCATAGGTGGTTCAAGCAGGTCAAGCAGAGATTCGCGGTCAATAGCTTGTGCGTTGAATAGGCTAAATGCCAACTGGCGTAAATCTTCTGTAAAGATTGGGCTATTGGAATGAGCGTCTACTTTTACAACGTAATCTTTTGTAAATTGGGCTGGAATAAACTTATTATTCTCAGCATCCAAAAGCTGCGTTGTATCGTACTTTTGAATTAGCTTCATGTACAAGGTCGCAACTTTTTCCAGCGAGTCTTCAATAATCAACGCACGTTTTTTAGCGCGAGATGATCCAAGTCTTGCCAAACTAGCGGCATGGCTTTGGCTACGAACACCAGATTCTCCACGACCTGCCATTACAGGCGTAATACCGGAGGCTTCTGCAAACATCACATCAACTTCGCGGATCACTTCAAAAAGATCATTGGGGATATTGGGGGAAAGGCGTTCGACCTTAGCACTTGGCATATCGCTAGAGAGAAGACCGCCAGCACGATTAAGGGCAAAATTCTTTTCATCCAGTAATCCAGTAAATCCCATCAGCGCAGTCGGAGGCGAAACCTGTTTTGACAGCAAATCTAAAATTTCTGTCATGCGTTTATTGCGAAGCGCTTGCAAGAATACTAAGCGCTGTACTTCTGACTGCCCCCAGTAGTAATCGTATTGTGGATTAGGACAAATCTGAACAAAGGGCAACTCACCTTTCAAGAACATTGATTCGCCTGGTCGGTCATAAATGACAACATCAGGATCAGCTATGGTGACGCACTGATAATCGCCTGTTTCGTCATTCCATACCCACAGTTCGTGCATCTCTACGGTGTCTTCAGCAACTCGCGCTTTGTAGCGATTCATACCTGATAGATCAAGGTTGACTGTACCCATCATGTTCGGGTTGGTTTGCGACATGATGATGCGGTCAATACCTTCTGGAATATCTGTTGTCTGCTCATGGAAAGATGAGCTTACTCGTTTTAGAATTTCATCTCGTCGAGGATGCGACCACAAACGCGCATACAACTCTGATTTTGTAATGTAATAACTTTGGACAATTGCTTCTTGTCTATCCGTGTAAGGCGTATCTTCTCGTAGAACGCCAATTGCACCTGGATCGATCATGTACGGATGAATACCGTTGTTGACTACCAGTTTGACAAAGGTGGTGTTGAAACACAGCGCCCAATTCAAAGCGTTTGAGAAAACCTGATCCGTATTTGAATTCAACCATTCATCATTGAGTTTATGCGCCATTGATTGCGTTCTTGTTAATTCAAACGGAGCAACGGACGCGCCTAAGTCGATAGAAAACCGTGTTGTTTCTGCCGAATAGAGAAAGCTACTTAGCTGGTCAATGTGCGGATAAATCTTATTGAAGATGGCTGGCGGCTCTTCAGGTGCTGCGCCAAATAAAAAATAAGAGCGCAAGGCTGCATAGTCAGCTTTACGCTCTCCTTTTGACACTAGGCACTTTTCTATCAAATCAAGATAGAACGCCTGTCGCTGTAGCGGCTCACTTGGGATTCTCATGGCTTTGAAACCTGTAGGTTTTCATGATCTTGCATATAACTCGCGGTCTTGGGTGTTGTCAAGTTCCCTAAAGTGGATGGTGACACACCTACGCTCTCTCCTGCAACTGATCTGAAAGCGTTTCCTTTTAGTAAAGTATCCATATTGAACTTGCCGCCGACGTTGCCCCACATTACGGCATCGCCAGGACGGGATTCACGGGGTGGTGGCGGTACGTCTTTGGGTACTGGCTTGTTATTTCTTGTGTAAAAGCCAGATTGGTTCTCGCCTTCACGGGCAGACTTGATGTTTGTCATGTTGAAGTCGAGTGCCAACTGGTTAATGGTCTTGTCATTGTGCTTAGTCGTGTCAGATTTCATCCCAACGGGCTGCAAAAAGACCATCTGGACGTTTTCTGTACAGCCATCAGGACAAACAGGCTCCCAAGCCTCAAAAAAACCGTGTAAGTCACATTTATAATCGTGCAATACCGCCATAATTACCTCCCCTTCATTGTTTCATCTAAACGATAATCACTATAATCAAACTTGTTTTTGATGCCTATTTTGAGTTTTATGCCTTCAGAAGTCATCTTTAGGCCGTATCCGCGAGTGGCTATAGGCTTTGGTTCTTCTCTAAACTCCAAATATTTACGTCCGTAATGCACCATTACCCTGACTTTTCCATCTCTCCAGAGGCAATATGCTCTGGAAACACGCCTTTGGACGACTTCAGAGATGGGTCTAGTCTCTAAAACAAAGGTTTCGTGTAGGTGATAACGGCTAAGTCCGCATAATTGTGCGAATAATTTACTTGGAATTACCTTTTTCTTGTCTAAAAGTAGCCTTTTTACGACTGCTTTTAGCTCTGCTTTGGGTAAAACCTCAACTGACTCTCTCTCGTTGGGTAATTCCGTATCCATAGTGCTCGAATAGTCTATAAATGTCTGATTCATAGGGAATTTGCTTTGTCTGTTCCTCTGTTAGCAGCCAATCCATTGTGTTTTCGCCGGTAAGCCGCCGAAACCGGCTGTGATGCCCAAAAATAGACAGAAAATTGATATTCGCATGGGTTGTTGGGCATAAATGCTCAAAAGAGAACAATTTTGACTCTTCATCTGGCGCAAACTTCATTCCAACAGCTTCCAAGTACGGTCTTAGGAAGCAACATATTTGAACGTCCTCGTTATTTAAGACTTGAGCGTCAAATCTATTGCAAGTAATGCCATAACGGGTGGGTGCTTCCAAAAACTTCTTGCTTCGTAGACTGAATCCACCGTTTTGCACAATTTTTAGATTGGGTTTGCCCACATACATATACCCTGTCATGAATTCATTGTTTTCTGTCAGGGCGGCATGGGTCAAACCACCAATAAAGTCGTACTGAAACCATTCATCACGCCAGTTATCGCCATTTAACGCCCAGCCATCATGCTGAACAATCAATGCGTAATCTGTTTCTATAAAAGCATGAAGCTGATACATGACAAAATTGCTATACCCGTCATAGGTCATGGGTGAACCCAAGAACTTTTGCGGAATATCTGTCTCTAGTATTTGGTTTGTAATTAGCAGCGGCTGTGAGCCTGGCAATGCCTGACAAGTTTTGCGAATGGCATGAACTGCATCTAATCCTCTTCCGTTACCGTAAATAGCAACGACGGTAATATTTTTGAATTTATTATTAGTTTCCATAAATGCCTATGCGTTTTAAATAGTCGGCAACATTGCGTCCTACGGCGATCTGCTCAGGTGTGCTGTCATCTTGAACTCTGCTGACATGGCGGGTAATCTTTTGGGCGATAAGTCTAGGCTGCACTTGTTCTGCGTAGGCTGCGGTTGCCAGTGCTGCTGCCATAACGCGATCATCTTTGTTTCTGCCTGACGCATGGATTGCTGCATTTTCACGGATGATGGTTTTCATCTCGTCAATCAGATCAATAGAGAAAACATCCATCATGCCGCGCTCAAAATAATCCTTCATGTAAGAGAGCATTCGTTCTTTACTGGAAGCGGTTGTAAGCCAGCCAATAGAGTTAGACAAGCCGCCAAGGGTGTCATTACGTCGCCAGATGTAGTTACTCATGCTTCCCAACACGTTCATCAGGTCATGCCCCATTGCGCCGCCAATAGCAGAGGCTTGGCGTTTCAAGTTTCTGAGTTCGTTAATGACAGCTTGACCAGGGCCGTTGACTTCAAGGTTTAGGGTTGAGTTTTTGTAAGCGCCAGCAAGGTGGGCAATGACCCACGCGAACTGGTAGGTGTTCATCTCCGGTGACGCGAACTCAGCGACTTGCTCCATGCCATCAGCATAGCAACGGAAGACCTGAATGCAGAAGCGGTCAGCCCAATCAGAAGAACCATAAGCAGGGTCTGCACCAATAACGTAATAAGCTGTATCAACCGGTTCCTCCCACACCTTCAATGTTCCCATCTTTTCGGTCGAGGGCTTGACTTCCGTGTCTTGGAAGTTCACGCCCATGACGTAGCGATAATTGTCGTGGTCTATCTTCTTCGCTAACTTCATTGCGTCTGTGCAACGGGCATTCGAGAAGAACGAAGTCCCCGTCATGATGAAGGCGTAGTCCTCTGTCGGAGGAAACTCCTGATACATCAGCGCCTCGTCCTTGATGCCCTCGTGCATCTTCCAGCGCCACCACGCCATCTGCCTGGAGTTGATCTCCACCCCGTAGAGTTTCTTGATGTCCTTGACCCACTCCTTCTCTTCAGCGGTGAGTTTGCC